CTATTTGATTTTTATATATTCATTTAGGAATTCATCAACATTTTTAAAAACTACATTGGTTTTTGTCCCTTTATTAGTCTTCTTGCTTTGATATGGATACTTGTTCCTATGCTGTGCGAATCCCTGCCTTAACGCATTGGAAAAGTTATTTAGTGTTAAGGGTGCAGCATGATTGTTCGCTTTGATAAATTCCAAATATGCCGGATAAAGGTGCGTTCTGAAACTATTAATCATGTTCGCATTGCCAATAAATAAACCGTCTATTTTCTCCGTGGTTGAGAAATAACAACAAAATGCGGTGATATGATCCGATTCAATTTTTATTTCCAACGCTTCAGCGCTTTCCTGTTGTTGGCTTAACGCTTTTTTCGCGTCCAACGGATTTTTAAACGCCTGAATCAGCTTATAGATAATCCCGCCGGCTTCGGCTTCTATCTTATCCATTAAGTGCGGATCGCGTTTACCTTCCGGCACCACCTTATCAAAGTGAAAAATCACTCTGCGCCGCTCAATACCGCCGTTTCTTTCCGTGAATCTCGTCGCTTCATTGTTTACAATCATCACAATCGCGGGAATAATTGCTTTAAACTTGGATTTATTTTTCTTGTCAATTAAAACTAAATCACCCGCACTAATGCTTTTTAGTCCTCCACCATCACCGCCATAGCGGGATTGTTCCGGGCATAGAATGAGCGTTTTATTCACAAGAGTTTCACGGCCGCGCGGTTCATCTAAATCCACCAACCGCGCACTTTCGGTGTTTTGTTCACCGGCTAACATTGTGGCAATTTGCGCAAATACCGATTTTCCACTGCCACCATCACCGGTTACTTCAAAGAATAATTGCCAGTTATGGCGATTGGTTAAAATCGCGTAAAGTGCCGCTAAGATTGCTTGCTTTTTGGCTTCCTTGCCATCAGCAACAAAGTTCAGCCAGTTATCAAAGTGCGGTGTATTTTCTTCTCGATCCGTGTAATCGTGCGGAATGAAGGAGGTTAGCCAGTTTTCCCGGCAATGTGGGCCAAATTCCAAGGTAGAACGATTTAAAACGCCATTTTTAAAGGCCAATAGTTCCTTGGATTGTTCCCCAATTTTTGTCGCTTGAATCTTCACGGTGTCAATCATCGAATTAATCGAACGGGCGCTATAAGTAAATTCCTGTTCATCGTAAAACTGAACAGCTTTAGCTTCCATTTCCGGTATTGGCAAAATTTCCCAGTTTACCCCAGTGTAATGGTAAAACTCCTTCTCTAAGCTGTGTTCCGCAATATCCAGATTCAACCATTTCACGAATGCGCGGGCTTTTACGTTAGTTCCGTCCTTTTCTTTCAATTTCGGCGGCGGAGCAATTTTATCCGCAATTTCTACCGCACTTTTATCCGTGCGTAGGCGTTGAATGTAACCACTTAGATTTTCCTTCATCTGCGCGGCGCCATCATATAAAACGACATGATCAGCTTTAGTATGCTTTGCTAGGTTATGGCAAATACCGGTGATTTCTGTCTGCCCTAATTCTCCACATTGGAAAAGCAAGATTGCGCGTTGCTCCGAATCGGCTAGTCTGATTCCTGAAATATCTTCAAGCTGCTGTTCGCCAAGAATCACCGGCTTTTGTTTGGCATCTATACCTTCCACCAACGAACACAACAATAACCATTCTTCACCTTTTCCTTTGTTCCATGCTTGCCAAGCCTTACGCCCGGCAAGAATGATTAATGCTGAATAAGGTTCTTTCGGCTGATCCGCTAAATGTGGTGCATTAATTAAGCGTGCCATGATTTACCCCCTCAACTGCGCCTTTCTCAATTATATGAATGCGCATGGCAACTATTTTTTGAAAATAGGAAAATGTGCTTACCAAGGAATTCACTACACAATGTTTTAATAAACCATCTATCAGTTCATCATTGAATAATTCCGCCGCTACTTCTTCCGGATCGGGTGAAGGTGGCTTCGGTGCCATTTCTAATAAATGCTTATTGATAGCCAGTAATTCATCATGAATGATTTTTAGCCCGTCGAGATATTCAGCGGGATAATCAATAAACTGTTCGGCTAATGCCAAAATTGATTCGGTGGTATAAGGGAAAGACGAATTAAAGGCTTCATCTTTAGGTTTTCCCATGTTCTGATGACTGATTGAAATCGCATTCAATTCAACGGCATTTAGTTTGGAATAATCCATTTTTTGATTGAGATCCATTATTTCACCCCCGTTATTTTCAATCCTGCTGTAGTTGCTCGTTTAATTGATTTCAGCGCGTCTGTTGCGCCTTTTAAATGTCCGTTGTGAATGTAGTCTTTGGCAAAGCTAAGATAAAATTCAGTCTGTTTAATGGCTTTTACCAACTGTTCCCAATCCGGCAAGCGTTCTTCCTCAAATAGGCTAGGGCGCTTCTTGCTTACTTTGGTTTTTAACTTACGCATTTGCCACCACCTGTAATTGTTCAATTTGTGTTACTACTTCGGAGAATTTAAAAATTAAATAGCCGTTTGCCTGATTGAAGTCCTTTAAAATTGCAGTCTGTTCCTTTGTTAAATCGGCAGCTTTCGCCAATTCGTTAAATAACTTTCCACCACCTTTTAACCGTTCTACTAAATCCGCACATTCGCCGCGCATTTTTAGTTTGTGGTGGAAATCGTCCGGATAAACTTCAAGGCATTTCCGGTTACTATCATGAATTAGCTTAAATTGGCGGCTGATTTGCGCATATTCCGCGTGTAAAGGATTGAATGAGAGTTTCCCCTTATACTGGTTACTTACTTTCATTATTGCCACCCTCCCAAAGTACATTTACTGCGTCTTTAGTTCGTACAATCAGATCACGCACCGCCCAAAGTGAATCGCTTAATGCTTTCTCCCTTGTGTTGTTATCCACCATCAGCAGAATAGCCTCCGCTTGAGCAAGATTTTTTGTGATTTCGTCCATCGCGTCTAATTTCTTCATGATTTTGTCCCTCCCTAAAGCTCTTCTTCTAACGACATTACAGAAGTGAGGATTAATTTTGATACGGCACGGAAGGCGGCTTCATAGGTGGCGCACTCAACCTTATCAATCGTTCCATCGCCTTTGCTAATTAGTTCTGAAATTGCTTGAGCTTCCCACAATCCTTCAAGTGCTTTGGTAATTTCTTCATTACGCATGAGCCACCTCCATAGAATCACGAGAGATTGCCGAAAAAGTGCGGTCGTTTTTCACGTTGTTTTGAAGATTGATTTTGCCGGTAAGTACAAGAACAAAATCACGGGCGAATTGAGCGCGTGCCGCTTGTTCTGTGTCGGCAGTGATACGGATTTTTTGAATGTGATTGGTTAGATCGGTACGGCGAATAGCCGCAAAAATGAATTGATACATTTGCGTAGTTTCCTTGTATAGATTTTTAGGAACTACCGCTAGACTTCTCACGGTCGGGCGGTAGAACGTAACAGGGTGAGAAACTGCCATACAAGGAAGACAGCCCGTCAAAGACGGCCCATTACGCTCTACCATTGAGAGAATGATCGGATTTAGATTGAAAACAAAATCCGCATATTCTTTAGGTGTGCGAATGTTACGAACAAAAAAAAGCACGGTTAAAAGGCGTGCTATCGTTCGCCTTGTATAAATTCAGCTTCTCACGGCTGGCCTTAGATTTTGCTAAGGCATGGACATAGTCGCAAATTTGACCGCACTTTGTAAAGTGAAATGTATTGTAATTATTTTCATGTTGTTTATAATTAACGTGATTTAAATTCATATTTATTCCTTTTATGGATTTAGATCGGGAAACGTGGCATGTGCTTTGTGTTTGGCTCATGGTCGCTAAAATCATTCATTAGCGTTCAAAGTGTGTTCCGCAGTTTCCGCTCTCATGTAATTTAGATTATCTACCTTCTGAGTGATTCTTAAGGTAGGGAAATGCGCCGCTTGGGTTGAGCCTTGCGGCGTTTTTCTTTTAACGGAATCGAAAGTAGGCTTGCTGTTCTTCATGTGCAGTAAGCTCACCTCCCTTAGCCTTGTAAATGGCAATCACCTGTTTTAACTGTTCGGCATCTGCGATTTCATAGCGGTAATATTGCCCCATTCCATCTGCAGTCTTTTCCGTTGTACGTTTCACTTTGCCGGTTAAATGATTGCGTTCAAGTTCACTGATATAGTTACGCGCTGACGTCATACCCATTAAATAACCATCAATGCCGCTAATGCTAGAAAGAATTAAACGGTGTAACACTTTTAAGAATTGTGTTGGTTTTCTTGCTTCGTTCATCTTCCACCACCTTAAGCACGTGCCGCTTTTTGTTCTTCAATCCATTGATTCACTTCTTCTAAGTCCCAACGGACAAAGTTTTGTGAAAAGCGGATCGGTTGTGGGAATTGTTTAGCTCTTACAAGCTCATTGAGTTTGGTGCGACCAAAGCTTACGCGTTGGCAAACATCGGCACCGGTGATAAGTTTTTTAGATTGGGTTTGAGATTGGCTCATAAAAAATACCTCTCGTTAGTTTAACTATATGGAATAGCGTTCTATTCCGTTGAGTTGTTCGAACGAGAGGTATTTTATAAAAGGGGATTTGATAAACTGGAAACGTCCAGACTTTTCCAGTTTTTTCCAGTTTTTGGATTAATTAATTGTCTAATTCGACTGAGCTCACCCAGTTTTTTAATGTTTTACCGGAAGGGAGGTGTTTTGTTAGTCCTTTTGATTCAAAATCCCTTTGTATTACGCCATCTTTGCCTTTATTACTGACATTTGGATCATAAACGTGTGGGCGTGGATTCTCGGCGACTTCTGCACCATATTTGATTTTGAGTAATGCCTTAATAAATTCATTTTTCTTATTTTCTGATGCAGTTGATACTTTTATATTTTGATAACTTTCTATCTGCTCTTTTAGTTCCTCGATTTTTTTATCTTTGGCATCAAGTTGATTTTTGAGATTCTGTATTTCTTCTATTTGGTCGTAGCTAGTATCTATTACGGAAAACAACTCTAAGAAATTAATCAAATGTTCATGTAATATACATATATCATCTAAATATAAAGGAGTTTTGTTTTCATCTATGTATAAAAAACAAATTATGTTTTTATAAATCGCCATTATAGATTTTGGAAAGCTTTCTAAAAATCCTTTATCTATCAGATAATCAACATTGAATGAGTTTAATTCTGTTCCACTAATTTGGAAGTATCCTTCAAAGTCTATAGCTTCAACTTTTCCAACGTTTCCATCATATATGCTTAAACAATCTATTTTTCTTAAGTATTTAATACTGTAGTTTTTTTTAGGCAAACAAATGTAGAAATCCAAAAAACTATCTTCTTTATGTAACCATGAATAATCTTCATATTCTTGAATTTCAAATTCTTGTGGGTTTAATCTGAAGTATAATGAACACTCTGAATAATATAGTCGCAGTTCTCTATACTCATTCGAATCATTTATAAAATCAACTTCCTTTCTATTGACGGAGTTTATATTTACTTTATCTCCACTTAAATAAACTGATGCTTTTAATTCACCGTTTTGAATATATTCTAATAAATCCCGTACAGATATATCTATTTGATGATTTAAAAAAATATATTTAGCAGCATCTTCTAATGAATAAGATTTTTTAGGTAAGACTTTTAGTTTGACCATAAACGCCCCTTTCGCATTTACCCTTATGATAGGAGCGCATCAACAAAGTAAGGTTCTTTGCTTTCGGGGATCAGCCTAGATGCGCTTTATTTGGTTACTCAGCTAATGTAATAGATTCAATTTCCCATCGATTACCTTTATATCTTTTTTTTAAAAATACCATAGATTTAGTTCTAGCATCTTTTTCATCTGCAGCATCTATAGATATGGTATCGCTATCAATTTCATCCCCATTATTGTCTATCACAAAAAAACTTAGTAGATATTCTTTATTTTCCATGTTAGTCCTTAGCTTTTATGGTCACAGAAATATTAGAAAGTGTAGTTTCTTTACCGGTGTTGCCGTCTATCCAGTTTATCGTGCCGGTAATAAGTGGCTTATTTTCTTTCTGCTTCTGTAAAGTCTTTTGAATAATCGGACGATTAATTTCATGTTCTACCCAACTATTCTTTCTTTTTTCTCGCTCGGCCACCAACCGTTTATTTTCTTTCCGGCGCTTATATTCATCGTAAATAAGCCAACCGATAGTAAATGAAAGCCCGCCAGCTAAACCAAAGGCCACAATAAACCACCAGTCTTGAAAGGTAACTATTGCTAATACGACAAAAAAAGAAGCAACCATACACTTTATTGCAACTAGTATCAGACCCATAGTTCCCCCTTATTTTTACTGGTTATTATAGCAAATAACATAGTAACAAAGGGGGGAAGATTCAATAGTATAAGGAAAATATTTTATTATTCATCACTTACCGGCATTGATTCTTTTTTGCTGTTTTAGCATGGCATCAAGCTGTTTCTTGGCAATAAAGTAAATCGTTTCTAACGCGTCCATATTCGGGCTATTTGGTCGGCTGTCTATTTCTCGCTTGGCCGCATTACATTTACATTCTAATGCGTGAATAACTTCACTTATTGGATAGGGTTCTTCATCATCGTAAAGGCTGACAAAGGTAAAAAGTGCGGTCGATTTTTTATAGTGATTCACCGCTGAAAGAAGTAAGTTTTGCTTTGCCTGTTTACATCTCATAAATCAATCCCATTAAATTGTTCCAATGCCTGTTTGTGTTCTTCCGATAACTCAAAAATCAGGTCGCCATATTCAAGTTGATAGGTGCCGAATGACATCAAGAAAGCTACTGCCGGATCGATTTTGTTTGCGGCCTTCTTCTTGTTTGGTTTTATGTTGGCATTCGCATCGGTTTCCATCACTACATTGGATAACGCCCATGAAAGCACCGGATCGCCGTGGTGTTCTATCACTTGGCGATTTATCAACACTTCCGCACTTTTCGCCACCGGGCTAAATCGTTGATAGGTTTGCGGGAATGGTTCTACTTCCAAGCCTGCTGCCTGTAATTGCGTTCTTAAATGCGTGGCGTTCCAAACATCAAAGCCGATCATTTTGATATTGAAGTTTTCCGCATCTTTAAGAATATCATCACGGATTTTGTCATAGTCGATACAGTCGCCCTCTGTGGCAATAAGCCAACCACTGCGCACCCAATTTCGATAGATTGCTCGGTTCTTGTTGGCCACATTATTAAGCTGAAATTCAGGAATATAATGCCGGGTAATCAACCGCACTTTTTTCCCTTGAGGGAAGGTGTAACAAAGGCTTGTTAAGTCGTTGGTGCTAGATAAATCCAAGCCTAAATAGCAATCTTGGTGAAGTAGGTCGCTTTCCGTGTAATCTCGTGCGCACTGCGCCCAATTGCCTTCGCCTAGCCATGGTGTCGTACCTTGGCACCAAACATTAAAACGCTTGGTGAGCATTTCCACCCACTCGGAAGGAATCCCTCGGGCTTTCTTGATCGTGTTTTCAAAATCAAGGTAAGGAATGGATTTACCGATATTCGGATTGGCTTTTATCCAGTTTTCCGGATTATCAATTTCGCTTTCTTCGTCCAATTCAAAAATCAGCACAAATAGGCTGTCGTTTTGTTCGTTGCCTTCCAGTATTTGCGCGCAATAATCATAGTGCTGCTTACAAGCGGAAATGACGTTACTTCCCGCTGTGGTAATGGCAAACAGTAAACCTTCCGGGCGTGCGCCTTGCCCTAGCTCTAACGCGCTATATACGCTGTTGTCCGTATGTAGGTGATATTCATCTACAATGGCTAAACTAGGGTTCGTTCCTTCAATGGTTGAGGATTTTGCCGCTAACGGGCGCATTAAGCTATTTGATTTCGGATTAATCAGTTTATGCTGCTGAATATTGAGCCGTTTGCGCAAAAGGGGAGAGAGTAGGCACATTTGGCGCGCATCATCAAACACAATGCGGGCTTGGTCTCGGCTTACTGCTGCCGTGTAAATATCTTGTTGGCCCGATTCCATCAGTAGGAACCAATTAGCCAACACGGCGGCCACGGTGGACTTAGCATTTTTCCGCGCTACTTGGATATAAGCGGAACGATATTTTCTCAAGCCGGTATCGGTGCGCTTAAAGCCTAACAGATTGGCGAATAGAAATGTTTGCCAGTCTGAAAGCTCGATTGGTTGCCCGCGTAAATGCCCTTTAACGTGTGGGCATAGGCGGGAGAAAGCCAAGAATTTATTTACCGCACTTTCATCAAAGAAATAAGCGGGATTTTCTAAATCCTCAAGATAACGGCTTACTGCCTGTTTGATTTTTTTACAGGCGACAATCTCCCCGGATTGAATTTTAAGTGCGTAGTCGTGCCAAGGTGTCATATTACATCACTAAGATTTCATCTAGACGATCGGTAATATCTTCTTCCACTGGATTTTTACGGCGGCTTACCGGATCGAAGCCTAAGAGGGAAGACATCTTGATCATGACTTTTTCGGCATCTGCTTTTGCGGACAATGCCGGGTTTCTTGATTGTGTGCCTTGGCTATTTACGATAATGAAGCCATTTTTCGCCAAATCTGCCACAGAATGACGCCAAATTGCGTAGTTTTCGCAATAAATTTCAAGGTTTGTTAAATCTTCCGACTTAATATCACCACGTTCTGAAAGTTGCTTAATGCGTGCTTTCCATTGGCTTTTAGCAATATCATCCAAGAAATCAGGCGTTTTATAACTTTTTCGCTTGCTCATTCACTTTCCTTATTTTCTAAAAAATCACTTTGCGTAAAAATTTGAGTAGGCGGGCGGTTCCGAAGGGTTGCCACTTTCTTTTTGAAATTGCCCCCACCCGGTCAATCATTATTTCAACTATGGTCATATCACCACGGCTCATTTCTTCGCACCAAATCCGCGTTGGTCTATCACTCGTGTTTTATAGCTGTGACAATCACGACATAAAGGCTGATGATTGCTTGCTACCCAAAACAATGGGTCGGATTGTCCGTTCTCTACCGGCTTGATATGGTCTATCACTGTTGCCGGAGTATATTTACCTTGCTCTAAGCACATCACACAAAGGGGATGATGCTTTAAGTATTGTTCTCGGTATTTGCTCCACTTGTGGTCGTAACCGCGTGCGCTACTGTTTGGGCGGTTGTCCTTGGGTTTATGCTCCTCGCATCTACCGGACTTTACTTTGTTTCTACATCCGGGATAGCTACAACGTCTTAACGGTTGGTATGGCATCGGTTACTAAATCCTTAGTAAGCGCACGGTTCTCTATACACTTCCCACAATGCGGAAATCGTCATAGGTGCCGGCTTAAGGTTGGCTAAGTCTGTGACGGCTTCGCGGTTCGTGTAGAGATAGGCGATATACATTAAACAACCAATCTTAATCGCCGGGGTAAAAGGTATGGTCTTTTCCGTTTCTTCTTCTTCTTCTCCAAAGGTTTTGCCAATATGTTTTTGGCATACTTCCAATGTGGCTACCTTATAGGCTTCCAGTAACTCATCATCTAAATCATGATCGAGATTTAAGTGCGCTTTGATTTCATCAATCGTTAAATTAATTTCCACCATTGCCGGTCAACTCCTTACAGATAAGCTGTAGTTCTTTGTGCGCTTCTTTACTATCAATAACGTTGATTATCTCTAGCGAACGGTTCCCATATTTCACGCGCATAGTGTTATCAACATTAGTTCCGTAACGTATGCGAATGCGCACAGTATTTTCATTTAATGGCACCGCACCGGAGAAGAACTCTCTACCTTGTAATGGTTCAACCGCCGCCCGGATATTGGCAACGGTTTTCCATTTACACACAATACCGCCGTAGTCGTTCTGTTCGTTCACTTGCTTTTGTAGGCTAATCACCTTGTTATATTTTCCGGCCTTAATCATGATTGCCATTGCTTACCCCCGATTCTTGCTCATCACCGCGTTTTACTTCTACGGTTTGTTTCCATGCTTGGCTAAATTCTTCTCCACCATCATAAGGCGGTAAACCTTCACGGCGGCGGACTTCATTTGGGCACATTACACCGGCTTTAATTGCCACATCGTAACTCTGGAAACGCTCGCTTTGACTTGTGCGCAATAAGTCGCTTGTATCAAATTCGATTAAGTAACGTTTCTTGCTGTTGCTACCTAAATCAATCATCAAGGCATCTTTTAGCTGTTGTTCAAAATTGGTTAGCCAAGGGCGCAAGGTTTGCGATAAAAAGGCTCGACTGGCTTCACTAAAGTTTGAATAACTGCTATTGGAATAGTCTTGTAAGAAAATCGGGCTAATGTTGTAGATTCTGGCAATATCGGAAATTGTAAACGTACGGCTTGCTAACCATTCCGCGTCTTGGTTTGTCATGCCTAACTGTTTATATTCCATTGAGCCTTCAAGGATTGGTGTTTTCCCTGCGTTCTTCGCGCCTTTGTAACGTTCAAGGGCTTTTACGGCTTTTTGTGCTTTGGCTTCGTCCAACCATTCGGCGGTAGTAATTAAGCCACTTGCCATTAAGCCATTTTTCATCATTGCCGAACCATGTTTCTGTTGAGCAATGCCTAAGCCTACAGTTTCACGGCAAATCGTAATTGGCGAACGCCCCATAAAGCCATCAAGGGATGAATGGCGTAAATGTAGGATTTCATCTTGAAGATAGTTTTTGGTATTGCCGTCTAAATCGGTAATTTGATAGATATACTCGCCGCCAACTTTGCGATAGATATTGACCGCACTTGGTTCGTACGGGGTAAGGCTGATTGGTTCGCCTTTGTTGTTCCATTCAATCACCGCATAAGCGTTACCGTTTAATAGGCAGTGACGCATCATGGTGTATTTGAATTGATACGGTGTTTGGCTACGGTTTGGCATCTCGTTTAAGAGATAATCCACCGGGTGACGATAAACGCGCTCGCGGCCATCATCTTTAAGCTGATACAAATAACAAGGCATACTTGCCACCGCTTCAGAAATAACGGTAACGGCACTCATCACCGCAGGTAAACTTTCCGCCGTGTTCGGGCTGACAAATTCCCCTGCGCCGGTATTTGATACGCCAAGATAAGAAAGCAGTTCATTAATTGCCATCGGTGAGCTGCGTTGTTCTTTTCGTCTGAATGGGTTCCACATACTACGCCTCCGCCACATCAAGCCACTGTTTCAAAAGTGCGGTGGATTTTCCTTGCGTTTTTCCCTTGGCGGTTGCCATTGATCGTTTGGCAATCTCAACGCTACTTTCAGGATATGCCGGAATACTGGTAACGGTGATTTCAAATAATTCCGCTTTGGCCACTGTGCGTTGACAAGGCTCCACATCAAAATTCCATGTTTCTTCTTTAGCCCAAAAGCCGAAAGACATCCCGCTAATATCGCCGCGTTCAACACTTACTAACAAATCACGCCCTAAGGTGGTATCAGGTGGCATTAATTCAAAACGTAAGCCTATTGCGTCTTCTTCCAGTTTTAAGGTTCCCGCACGGGTGCGCCCTAATAGTTTGGTGTGATCGTGTTCAAATAACGCCCGCACATCGGCACCGCTACTTAAACTTTCACTAAACGCATTCGCACTGAATTGTTCTACAAAATCGCAATAAAGCACTTCAGAAGGGCTGTTCCACTTCACCACATAGCCAACCAGTTTTTTATTCTCGCTGTCTGCGGTGATTTCGGATGAACGGATTTCAAATTCTTTATTCATACTTTCCCTTTTAACAAAAAGGGGGCTTAATTGCCCCCGTTGGAATTTGACGATTAAGCCGTAACTTCAATGAACTTGATTGCGTTACTATCTACCACGCCACCACCAAGATATTTATCGGTATGGACTTTATAGAAGCCCGGTTCGGTAATGTTATCAGGGCGGGTTCTTACGCCGGTTTCGTGATCTACAATGAAGTAACCGCGTTTGAAGTCACCAAAGGCAACTACCGGTTTATTGGCACCACTTGCCGGCATGGTCTCAAGGAAGTAAACCGGACGGCCTAAAAGGGTAGAAGGCGCATCTACGGTTAAACCATCACGCCAAATAAAATCGCCGTTTTTGTTTTTGAGTTTTTGTAATGCCGCCGCAATGGTAGAAGACATCACCCAAACGGCATTTTTACGGTATTTGCTGTGTAAGGTGTAGAACAAATCAATTAGCGTATCGGCGGTGATTTTGTCGGCACCGGCAACTTCTAATTTTTGTAACTTACCAAAGGCGCGTACTTTGTCCGCTTCGGTAGAACGTTCATAGGATAAGAAGCCTTTTGATTTCTTCGTGCCGTCACCGCCGGTTAAGTCGGTTTCTTCGGTTTCGGTGAAGCTTTCGGTAATTTCATCAGTCAGCCAACCTAAAACATCAATACTGGAGAAGTCCAAGATTTCTTGAGTTGTTTTCGGATAGGCATAGATAGGGTTTAATGCAATGGTGACTTCATGGAGTTTCGGTGTGGCGGTGCCATTGCGGGCTTGACCTTCCTCACCATGGGCCACCACCGCACCACCGGCGGAAACAAGTTTTTTGTATTCTTTCGCACCAACCGGCAAGCGGACCACGTTACAAATTTGACGCATCACGCTATCATCGGTTAAGCGTTTCATTACGTCTTTATCCAATTGTGGGATCACGGTATAACCGCCATCTTCTTGACCGGTGGTGGAAAGATTTCGTAATTCACCCGTTTTAATGTAGTGCCGTAGTTCGTCATTGCTGAAGGTTTTACCGCGTGTTTCTACCGGCTTGCCTTTGTCGGCAATGTTACGTTCTTCATCTGCCACCGTTTCATAACGGGCGATTTCATCACTCAATTGCTTAACCAAATCTTTTAACTTTTCAAAGTCAACGTTTTCGGCATCATTTAATGAGCGATTTTCTTGTTCTGCTTTGTCTAACATAGCGCGCATTTCTGCGACTTTTTCCGCTTTTTGTTGGCGTAGTTCTAACAGTTTTTTAAACATAATTAATCCTTTTAAATTCATCTTAATTAAGACGGCTTATAAAAAGCCCATAGAACAATATATACACAAAAAATAGGAAGTAAATCGCTTAAAAATTAACAGCTTAGCTACGTTAAGCTACGGTAGGTAGATGAAGTTTGATTGCTTTTTTTTTATACAATCATAGATAGGGAAATATAATTTAGATGGGATTTTTAAGAGTGAACACTAGTGAATACCTAGTGAATACCCTATTCACTATATAAATATATAATAAATAAAGAAATATAATATATAGTGAACAGGTGAACACCTTTTTATAATATTTTATACACACATCACTTTTAACGTTCACATTGCTCCACATAATCGCCCCAAAGTTGCATCACCGGGCGGCGCAATTCTATATAATCGTAACGGTTATAGGCTTGGCTGGTAGAATCACCTATTTTATGCGCAAGACAGCTTTCAGATAATCTAAAATCAACCGCCTTTTCTTCTAAATATGTTCTTGCGATAGATCGTAAACCATGGCTATCTTGAATATCTTTGTAACCAATTTTCCGTAGTGAATTGGCAATTATTTCCTTACTCATGGATTTATTCGGTAAGTGATGATGAGGAAACACAAATTTCTTTTCACCGGTTATCGGCTTTAATTCTTCCAAGATTGCCAACATTTGCGAGGAAAGCGGGACAATATGCGGAAATTGCCCTTGCTTTGTTTTCTTCATTTTTATCGCCGGAATCGTCCAAAGTTTCTTAGTAAAATCAATTTCAGACCATTCAACCGAAACAGCCTCAGCCGGTCGCACCATTGAAAGAAGTTGCCAACGGAACAAAACCTTAGTTAAGAAAGAACGGTTAGAGTTTTTGAAATCAAATAACAGTTTAGGCAGTTGTTGCGGCTTTATTGCCGGATGATGCGTTTGCGCTTCTTTGTGATACGCATCAGCCGCTTTCTGGCAAACATTTACTGGGATTAATCCAATCGTTACGGCGTAGTTTAGAATCTGATTAGATAGGTTAAACATTCGATGAAGCGTATCGTTATAGCCTTTATCGTTAAGCGGTTTAAACGTATCAATCAGCAACGGTGAGGTAATTTTATCTACTGAATAATGCCCGATGATTGGAAACAGATATTTTTCAAGCCTATCCCAATTCTTTTTCATAGTAAGCGGCTCTACTTCCTTTTGTCGTTTTTCTTTCCAACGATTCGCCACGCTTAAAAAGGTGGCGGATTGTTCTTCCTGTTGCTCTTTGAGGTGACTTTGCGGATCGATATCTTGAGCCAATAAAGAACGATATTCTTCACGAATAGAACGGGCTTGCGCAATCGTCACACTAGGATAAGCACCTAGACTAAATTTAGCCCTTTTTTTAGTGATTGGTCGGTAATAGTTGAATTGCCATGTTTTAGATCCGCTAGGCATAACCAACAGAAATAAACCATTACCGTCGGTCAGCGTATAAGGTTTATCTTTCGGCTTGGCATTATCTACGGATTTGTTATTGAGTTGTTTAACAGCGCGCGCCAT